ATAAATAATCCTCGAAAGAGTCTTAATGTTGACAAAGTTGCGGCATCAATCAAAGAATTTGGATTTCAACAACCTATAGTAATAAATCCAGATAAAACTATTCTTGCTGGACATACTAGATATTTTGCATCTAAAAAATTAGAATTGAAACAAGTTCCATGTGTGATAGCTGAATTAGATGATACGAAACAAAAAGCATATAGAATAGCAGATAATAGAGTCTCGGAAGATAATCAGTGGGATTTTCCATTATTAAATTTAGAAATAGAAGATTTAAAAAAAGATAATTTTAGTCTTCCTATATTAGGTTTTACTGAAGAAGAGTTAAAAAAATTTATGTCAGTAGATACATTCAATCCTACTGATAAAGAAGATCAATCACAAATAGATGAATCATCACAAAAGATTTGCGAGGATTGTGGAAAAAAATTGGCAGAATAGAGATTTATATATTGATTATTGTTCACAGAAAGCTAGCGAATATTCTGTATATAAATGGCATTATTCAAAGCGAATGCCTAAGTCTAAATTAGTAAGATTCGGAGTATGGGAAAAAGGCGAATTTAAAGGATCTGTCATATATGGATTAGGTGCTAATCCTAAATCAGGTGCATTTTTACAAATAAATAATTTTGAATGTCCAGAATTAGTAAGAGTTGCATTAGCTCAACATAAAAACCCTGTATCTAAAATTGTTTCATACACATTAAAAAAAATGAAAAAAGATTATCCTAAATTAAAAGCAATCGTATCATATGCAGATCCAGAACAAGATCATAAAGGTAAGATATATCAAGCTATGAATTGGTATTACATTGGTGAAACATCTAAAGCTAAAGTTTATATTATTAATGATAAAGAAGTTCACAGTAAAACAATTTCAGATAGAATAAGATTTAATAAATTAGATAAAAATCACAACTTAGACTATAAAATAACTAAAGGTAAATACAAATATGTTTATTTATTTGATAAGAAGTTATTTAATTTAATAAGAGATAAGATACAAAAATATCCTGCGTGAGCTTTAGAAAGGTTTATTGATACCCTCAATGAATAAGGTGGTGCGATTCCAACCCTCACGCTCCATATTGCAATTATCTTAAAAAAGACATAAAAAGGACAAAATGGCAAGACCAATTAAAAGAGTAGATGTAGAAACTATAAAGAAATTAGCGCAATTGCATTGTACATATCAAGAGATTGCAGAGTTTGTAGGTGTTTCAACAAAGACATTACAGAGGAGTTATGTCCACTATATAAAAAAGGGACGAGAGCTGGGCAAAATAAGTTTAAGAAAAGCTCAATTTGAAAAAGCTTTAGGTGGTTCAGTTCCTATGATGATTTGGCTAGGTAAACAACATTTAGATCAAAAAGATAAGATAGAGCAAACTAATTACAATGAGCCATTGCCATTGATTATAGAAGCTAAAGATGTCAAAGAAAAAAGGTAATATATTTGGCAAAGCAGTTCAGTATGAGAAAAAACATAAAGGTACTTCAATAGGAAGAATCACTAAAAGATCAAAGATTAAAACTATGAATAAATCTAAACGACAAGGCAGATCTAAAAAACAAATGCGATATAGAGGACAAGGTAGATGAACAAAAGATCATTATTCTATTTCAATGGAGAAATAATTCCTAGTCGTATGCCACAAGATTTTAGAAAAGCACAAGGCAAAGAAGCATGTGGCAATTGTGGAATGTATTCTAACAGAAGATCCTATTGTGGTATTTTTAAAGAGTTTAGAGTCAAAGATATTTATGTTTGTGATAAATGGAGACAAAGACATTTTGAAAGATAATGGAATTAATTATCTATAATGATGGTACTTATTCATTAGTTGAAGTTACTAAACAAATGATAGATCACATCAAAATATTATCTGATGTAGATTGTTTTTCTCTTTGTGATATTATCAGATTAGAGTTTACAGAATATTTACATTATCCGATAAACTTACATCAGATGAAAGATGGCTCAGGTTATTTTTATGGGTGCATTTGTAGATAATTAATGCTATTTACTTTTTATGGCAAAATACAAAGGCAGATCTGTAAAATTAAATAAACCATTTAGAACACCTGGAAAGTCTAAAAAGTTTGGTGTCTATGTTAGAAATAATAGAACAAATAGAGTTCAAGTAGTAAGGTTCGGAGATCCTAACTTATCAATTAAGAAAAATAATCCTACTAGACAAAGAATGTTTTTTGCAAGGTTTCGTCCTATATTAGCAAAAGTAAAAGGGCAGAAATCATTGAGTCCTGCATTTTGGAGTATGAAATCATGGAGGAAAGGTTTTAAAATATGAAGAAAATAGACATTAATGAGAATACATCTATTGGATTACCACTTAGAAATTTAATCGGACTTATAAGTGCAATTCTAATTGGTGCTTGGTTTGCATTTGGAGTTATAGAAAGACTTAACAAATTAGAAACAGCAGATCATTTATTTCAAGCTGATCTATTAAAAAAAGCTGAACAAGAGCCAAAGAATTTAGAAATGTTTATGTTGATTGAGCATCTAGCATCACAAATAGAATCTATAGAAAAAGAAATTCAAGCTAGTAGATATAACAAAGTCAATATAGATCATTTAAAAGAACAAGTAGATATTATAAATAAACAAATTGAAAAATTAAGAAATGGTAATCACTAATGGAAATAATAGTAGCTTTATTAATGTTTGTAGGTACAGATCAAAAACTTGTTGAGATGACATGGACTCCATCTATTTCAAAATGTTTAGAAAAAAAAAGAATAGCTACTAGAAATAGTAATGCAACCTATATGTGTTCTCGTGTAAAAGCAGAATTAGATAAAGATAATAAAATTTTAAAAATTGAAAAGCTCAAATGACAAAATCAGAGATCATAAAAAAATTAGGTTTAATTAATAAACTGAAAACAGAACTTAAACATAGAGGAAGTAGTGATCTTGAAGTTAGAATATTAATTTTAGAAAAAGAAATAGATACACTTAAAGCAGTAATAGATTTGAAAGATATTGAGATAACGACATTGACTAATAATCTTAATAAAATAAAAGATTCACATAATAAAAAAGTTACTGAAAAATTTCTTGATGATCTAGCTAATAACACTCCTAATAATGGTCAATTTGAATGAAATTTATTTTAACTCTGTTAATGTGTTCTATAGTAGATGGAAAAACTACATGTCTTCCGCCTTTTCAATCCGAAGTAGAATACAAAGATGCTTACGATTGTATGTTAGATGGATATAGCCAAGCATATAACAAAATAATTTCACTTGGCAGAGAAGATGTTAATCAGTATAAAATTTATATAAAATTTGGTTGTCATGAAAATCAGTCTAACAAAACCACAGTTAGCAGTATCGAAATCAGATAATAGGTTTAGAGTTTTAATATCAGGCAGAAGATTTGGAAAAACTTTTTTATGTATTACTGAAATGATGAAATATGCTTGTCAGGTAAATAAAAATATATGGTATGTAGCACCTACATTTAAGATGGCTAGGGAGATTGTATGGTCTAAATTAAAACAAATGCTACATGACTTTAATTGGATTGATTCTATAAATGAAACAAATCTATCTATAAAAGTTAAAAAGACAGGAAGTATTATTTCATTAAAAGGTTGTGAAAATTATGATTCTCTTCGTGGAGTAGGATTAGATTTTTTAATATTAGATGAATTTGCAGATATAGAAGAAAAAGCATGGACAGAAGTTTTAAGAGCTTCTGTTGCAGATACTCTTGGTCATGTGCTTATGTGTGGTTCTCCTAAAGGTTATGGTAATTGGTCTTATAGAATGTATTTAAAAGGACAAGGAGAAGATAAAGAATGGAAAAGCTTTCAATATACAACTCTTCAAGGTGGAATGGTTTCTGAAGAAGAATTAGATCAAGCTAAACAAGATGTTGATATAAGAACTTATAGGCAAGAATTTGAAGGGACATTTGAGAATTATGCTGGATCAGTTTATTATAATTTTCACCCTGTTGAAAATGTTAAGCATAAAAATATAGATTGGTCAAAACCTTTACATATCGGATTAGATTTTAACGTAGATCCGATGTCAGCTTCTGTATGTCAAATCGAAAAAGATATAGTCCATTTTAAAGATGAAATAGTAATTTATTCAAGTAATACTGATGAAATGGTCGAAGAAATAAGAAATAGATATGGATCTAAAATAAAAATTTTTGTTTATCCAGACCCAGCATGTCGTCAAAGAAAAACATCTGCTGGAGGAAGAACAGATCTAACAATTCTACAGAATGCAGGATTTAATGTTAAATGTAAATTAAAACATAGTCTTGTAAGAGATAGAATAAATGCAGTTAACTCAAGATTAAAATCAGCAAATGGTAAAAGACACATATTTGTTAATCCATCTTGCAAAATTATTATTCGTGGGTTACAAAGACAAGTATATAAGGAAAATACAAATATTCCTGATAAAGAAGAGGGCTTCGACCATATGAACGACAGTATTGGATATTGCATTGAAATAATTAAACCTTTGATAGCAGAATCGAAACCTTTTAAACCTACAAGATGGACTCATAAATAATTATGGCATATTCAAGAGACCAAGCATTTGATACTCATAAAGATTACAAAGAAAATGTAAATCAATGGGAATTTTTTATACGTC